CACTGGTCTATCAGGTAATGGTAAGACCTTTAGTGTAGAGCAAGCTTGTGCTCAGTTGGGTAGAGAACTTATTCGTGTAAACATTACTATTGAAACTGATGAAGATGATCTTATTGGTGGGTTTCGCCTTGTTGATGGGGCAACAGTTTGGCATAACGGACCTGTCGTGGAAGCACTCGAAAGGGGTGCAGTCTTGTTACTCGACGAAATTGACTTGGCTTCAAACAAGATCCTCTGTCTCCAACCCGTCCTTGAAGGGAAAGGTCTGTTTCTAAAGAAGATTGGTAAGTTTGTTAATCCTACAAAAGGATTTAACGTAGTTGCTACTGCTAACACTAAGGGTAAAGGATCCGACGACGGTAGGTTTATTGGTACTAATGTACTTAATGAAGCATTCCTTGAGAGATTCCCTGTAACTTATGAACAGGATTATCCTTCACCTAAAATAGAGCAGAAGATTCTTGGTGGTATTGCTGCTCAATTAGGAGTAACAGATATTAATTTCCTCAATAGACTTGTAGATTGGGGTGACATCATCCGTAAAACATTCTATGATGGTGGTATTGAAGAGATTATCAGTACTCGTAGGTTAGTTCATATAGTTCGTGCTTTCTCTATCTTTAATGATAAAGCAAAGTCTATCCAAGTTTGTGTAAACAGATTTGATGATGAAACTAAGCAAGCATTCTTAGAACTATATGATAAGGTGGATAATGAATTTGAGTTGCCAAATCAGGAGAACTAAGGTATGATTAATGCATGGAGCTTAATGTATGAGGAACTGAATGGTACTATGGACACGACCTACCCAATTAAGGAGGATGTTATGACTGATGATAAGATAGAAATTAATACAGGAATTGGGAACACTGCAATTTACAATGTTCCTGATCCTGATGGGGGTATAAACACTGAAAAAGGATATATACCCTACGATGATATTGATGATCAACCTATTACTATAACTGGTGGTGATACTATCAATTTTGATGATGCACCATTACCATTCAGTACATTTGCTGACAATGATGATTCAATTGCTCATTATGTTGATTCGGGAATAGGAAATACTGCTTATGTTGATACTCTTAATCTAGATTTTTCTGGAATTGAGGGAATTAATGTAACATCAGCATATAGTGATGATACGATCAGTTTTGATACACCAACACCTGGAATACAAAAAGATTGTACTAGAAAATATAAAGAAGATGAAGCTATCAAAGCTCTTCAGGATTATATTTCTACAACTTATGGTGGACATTATACTTCTAAAGAAAACAACGTCCAAACACTTGATCTTATTGAGTCTGTAGGAGATGCGGAATCATTCTGTCGTTCTAACGCAATCAAGTATCTAAGTCGTTACGACAAGAAGGGACAAGCAAAACGTGATATACTAAAAGCATTACATTATTCACTCCTACTTTATCATTTCAGTGGGCAATTAAAAGAAACAACTACCCGTGGTTATGAAACTTTCTGAATCAACTCTTTCACTTCTTAAAAATTTTTCGACTATTAATCAGTCTATTTTGTTTAAGCAGGGGAATAAACTTCGCACTATTAGTGTGATGAAAAATATTCTTGCTGAGGCAACTATTAGTGAGGATTTGCCTAAAGATTTTGGTATCTATGATCTGGGACAATTTCTTAATGGACTAAGCCTTCATAACAATCCTGAACTTGATTTTGAAGATGATAGTTATGTTATTATTAAAGAAGGTAGATCTAGATCTAAGTATTTCTTTGCAGATCCTAATGTAATTATTACTCCACCTGAGAAAGCAATTACTCTTCCTAGTGAAGACGTGACCTTTGATTTAAGTACGGAACAACTGGACAAACTTCTTAAGGCAGCAGCAATTTATCAATCACCTGATCTATCAGTTATTGGTGAGAATGGAGTAGTTAAGATTCTTATAAGAGATAAGAAAAACGAGACTTCTAATACTTTTGACGAGACAGTTGGTGAAACTGAATCTACATTCTCATTTAACTTTAAGGTAGAGAATATGAAGATTCTTCCTGGTAGTTATGATGTAGTTGTTTCTCAGAAATTACTTTCCCGATTTACTAATAAGAATCATGATCTTACATACTTTATTGCTTTAGAACCAGATTCTACATTTGGTTAATGAAACGATATTTGAGGATTTGGAAGTATGCGTTGGGTTCGTTCTCTGATGAGAAGACGAAGCGGTATGATAATTTTATTGTCCTTGTACGATCTTTTATCTTTTTTACTTATCTCTTCACTAATTGTTTTATTGTTGCGGGGGTAATTAGACATTGGAATGACTTATGAATGATGAATTTCTTTGGGTTGAGAAATATCGACCCAAAACAATTGAAGAATGTATTTTACCAGAGCAAACCAAGAAGACCTTTCTTGATTTCCTAGATAAAGGTGAAGTACCTAATCTACTTCTTGCTGGTCCTGCTGGATGCGGTAAGACTACAGTAGCAAAGGCACTCTGCAATCAATTGGGGGTTGATGTATATGTCATTAATGGCTCGGATGAAGGACGCTTTCTTGACACTGTTCGGAATAATGCCAAGAACTTCGCATCAACAGTCTCTTTATCGTCTGAGGCAAAGCATAAAGTCATCATCATCGATGAAGCAGACAATACCACTCCCGACGTACAGCTCCTCCTTAGAGCGTCTATTGAGGAGTTCTCCAGAAACTGCCGATTCATTTTCACTTGTAACTACAAAAATAAAATCATTGAACCCCTCCATTCGAGATGTGCTGTGGTGGAGTTTGGTGTTAAGGGTAAATATAAACAAGAAATTGCAGCAGCTTTCTTCGGAAGATTGATATCTATTTTAGAAGAAGAAAGAATAGAAGCAGATAAGAAAGTACTAGCAGAATTAATTAATAAACATTTTCCAGACTGGAGAAGAGTCTTAAATGAATGTCAAAGATATTCAGTTAGTGGTAAGATAGATAGTGGTATTCTTGCTCATTTTTCTGACGTAAAAGTAAATGATCTCATTAAAAACCTCAAGGAGAAAAATTTTCCGCAAGTACGTAAATGGTGTGTCGATAACTTGGACAATGATCCTACTGTCTTATTACGTAGGATTTACGATTCTCTTTCAGGTTCATTGGCTCCTTCTTCCCTCCCTGCTGCTGTTCTTGTTCTTGCTAAGTATCAGTACCAAATTGCCTTCGTTGCCGACCAAGAAATAAATCTATTAGCATGTTTAACAGAAATTATGGTGGAGTGTGAATTTAAATGAACTTAGATTTCTGTGCCGTATGTGGATCTAGAGATGATTTACATCATCACCACTTCACTCCTAAAATATTGGGTGGGAGTGATAAAGAGACTAACATGCTCACCTTATGTTATGAACATCACTGTGAGATTCATGGAAAACCTTATCGTGATCTTATTCATCATGCTGAATTAACTAGAAAGGGATTACAGAAAGCAAAAGAGAGGGGAGTTAAGTTGGGTAATCCAAATATAGCTGAAATAAATCGAACTAGGGTATATACGGCCAGGAAATATGCTTGGGAACATAAAGATTTTTTACTATCATTGAGGGATAGTGGAATGACTCTTAGGCAAATATGTGGTATACTAAGGAATAAAGGCATCAAAACTATAAGTGGATCTAATAATTGGTATCCAGTGCAAGTTCATAGGATGTTAAAAAGAATTGAAAATGGATTGGTGGAGTGTGAATTTAAATGAAACTAACTCAAGATGTGATCGATAAGATCCAAGAAGCCATGTTACATACTAAAATGAATGGTGAAACCAACTGGAGAGATGGTGATGAGATTGATGTGTGTCTTGGTGGCACATTTGCAGGAGATAAGTTTATTAGTATAATAAACAGAACACGCAGCAACACTACTAAAAAATGAGATTTAAAGCACTCGTACATGTCAGACTAAGAGGATCTGTATCTGATGCTGCTGGTAATGCAGTTATGAATAATACGAAAAGACTCGCCCCTAATCTTCATCCACATTTGTTGAGGATTGGTAAGGTAATTGATTTTTGGTTTGATGCAGAAAGTGAAGAATTAGCAAGAAAAGAGATGGATGAACTTACTGATAAACTATTTGCTAATACAGTCATAGAAGATTGGGAGTATAAGTTAGAAGAAACTGAAGAAACAGGTATTGGTAATATATCAAATGATAATGCTGGTACATCAAAACATCATATCTTTGATTGATGAAAACTTTAGAAGATTATTTCTTTATTGGATTAATACTACTGGAGGAGGTTGTTAAAAGAACTCTAAGTGGTATATACCAATTGTATATGAAATTTGATTACTGGAACTTTAATAGGAAATTACCAAAATGACTGACAATTATAAAGTTGTAGCATACACTCCAACTCGTGATCCCTACCCAGTTTATAAGTTTTATAATGAACCTGAAGACTGGTCTTGTAATGGGACTGTTAAGATCTCTTGCAAAGATGGTAGAGTTAATGTTACAATATTTGAAAAGGATTCTATCAACATCCATAAGTTAGAAGTATATTCTGATGATGGTCCTGTTGGTGCAAGACTTACTGAACAATGTGAACATCCAGCATGACTAAAGACAAAAGAAAATTAAGAGCACAAGTTAAGTCTAGATTCTACTATCTGTTCTGGGGTGCTGCTACTGTATCAGTATTTGCTGGTCAGTTATATGTGGGATCTGGATATCGTCAAATGTCTAGGTCTTTTAATCGTATCATGGATGCTATTGTGGTGGAGTTAGTACCACCAAGACATCCAATGATGATTCCCCCACAAGCAGATAAAGATCCTATACAATATATCAATGACTGAAGAAGAATTAGAAAAGGAAAGATGGATTGATGATGATTATGCAGTTATCAGTCAATACTATAGTGCAAGGAGAATGTATCCTACTATGCCTTTCTATCTTCAAGATGAAAATGGAGAAACATTTGTATTTGGATTGGACTTAATCTATCAATACATTGGAAATATAAATCACTATCCTGATTGGTAATGAAATCTTTGAAATCTCTTAAAACACCTCTTCGGTATCCTGGTGGCAAGTCTCGTGCTTGTACTAAGATGGATCCGTATTTTCCTGATCTACGTAACTATACTGAGTTTAGAGAACCTTTTCTTGGTGGTGGAAGTGTAGCAATTCATGTAAGTAAGAAATATCCTCATCTTAAGATTACGGTCAATGATCTATATGAACCATTAATAAATTTCTGGGTTCAGTTGCAGACCTTTGGTGATGAATTGACAGAGAAGATAAAAGAATATAAGTCAAACCATCCAGAACCAGTATCTGCTAAAGAACTTTTTCTTAACTCAAAGAAAGTTATTAATGATAGAAGTATTGATGACTTAGAACGTGCAGCAGCATTTTACATAGTAAACAAATGTTCTTTTAGTGGATTAACTGAGAGTTCATCGTTTTCTCAACAAGCATCTAATTCCAACTTCTCTATGAGGGGAATTGAGAAACTACCTGGTTATTCTGAGATCATTTCTCATTGGCATAT